CCCACACCCCGTGATATGGTTTAACCATGTCACATAATTTGAAACTGAAGTGGGTTCCAGGCCCATTTGTTTCAATTCGCCGTGGGTTCAACCCACACCCCGTGATATGGTTCAACCATGTCACACACTTTGAAACTGAAGTGGGTTCCAGGCCCACTTGTTTCGATTCGCTGTGGGTTCGACCCACACCCCATGATACGGTTCAACCGCGTCACACAATGTGAAACTGAAGTGGGTTCCAGGCCTACTTGTTTCGACTCAGCTTGGAGCTTTGAGTCTTTTGAGGAGTTGGATAAGAGTGGTTGTATTTTTAATGCCTACACTTATTATTATAAGGAGAAATATTTTGCAGCTTAATCGCTGCGCGTTTGGTCATTTGACTACTTTGCTTACTTTTGCTATGGTTAGAATCAACAATAATAGAAGTAAGCGCACTAAGAGAGAAGATCGAGCTCACCACCCCAAACGTGAACGGAGGGTGGGTAAGAAAGAATTGCAACAGCGCAACATTGGGAGAGAACGAGATCTCAAGGAAACCGCGCAGGAACGATTTGATGAAGAAGCCAATGCTGTTGGTCATGTTGATCGTGCTGAACGGGTCATTGGGGACGATGTCCCTGATTCGTCCCAATCTCGCGATCGCGAACCTGAGATTATCCCTCGGAAAGTCCAAGAGGGTAATGTTCCTGGCCGTAAGCTTGCGCGTCACTATGGTGGATATGATATTGTCACCCATAAGGCACTTATCAAACCACGACGTGAGGAGTGGTGGGATTACAAACAAAGAGCCCGAGATTTTGTGAATTCGTCTCGATTTTCTGAGCCTACTAGGCGCAAGGAGAATCAAATGAAATATGACAGCCCTAAAGAGCTTCTTGTTGATTATTTGCAACGCGGTTGTGGTTTGATTGTAAGTACCGGAATGATGCGGGCTGGCGGACATCAGCGCCAGCGCACCCAGCGAACTTTGAACACACAAAAAATTTTGTTGCCCGGAACGGCCCAGATTTTCTGGGACGGTGGCCCTGCTGACAGACCTGTCTGCGTGGTGTTCCAGTATCGCTACCAACTGGTGGCGTGGAAAGATTTGACTGAAGAGCGCATTGGCGCACTTTTTGTGCCAGAGCGCAAACACCATCAGAATGTGATGGCGGCGTTCTATGCTGCCCGGGCCCAGGCCCCCCAGCAGCCCGTGGAAGTCGTGGCTCAGGCGTTCAATAACGCCGAAGAGGACGCCCCCCATGTGGAGGAGGATGAGTATGATGCTGCAGTACGCAGGGTGTATGCTCAGGTGTTTAATGACGATAGCGGAGATTTTGATCGGGCAATTCCCGGCCCAGAACCGCTAGGCCCTCCTTGGACTGGCGATCAGGATTTTAGCGATTGGGTGGATGGTTTTGGATCAGCCGCCCCCAGAACGCAAGCTTACATGTCGACTATGTGGGATGCTTACAATAGAATGCGCTCAATGCCACCTGTTGAAGAAAAGGATATCCCTACCTCGACAAGCGCGTTGGGCGATTTGCAAGCTCTTCTTACTACGCTTAGCGTGGATTTGGTGGCCCGCCTGAAGCAGGTTGAGGTGCGCGAGATAATGGAGTCGTCTTTCTATGGTGCCATGCGTGCTATTGTCGATAACCCCGGAACGCTTTGCATCTTGTTCTTGGAACTAGTGAGGCTTGCATGCGTTAAACGTGAGTCACTGCCTACTTATTTGGTAGCTTTTTTGAGCCAAAAACTAGTAGGTTGCGATTCTGCTGTCCTGGCGCACCTTGGAATGGGCTTGTGCTTGTCTTTGCCTGCAGTTGTGCTCATCTCAAAGGCTATACGGCATCAGAGCGAAAAATCTGGTGACCCCGAAGTTATGGCCCAGGCGTGGACTGACTACATAGGCCGCAGTCTCCCTCCAGGGACTGTGGGTGCTAGTTTGTTAACATTACTTGCGAGCGGATTGATTGCTGCTTTTCAGCTCCGTGGTTATTCCATTGGCGCGCTGGATGTGGCTGATATCATAACCTCCTCGACTGGTGTGCGAGTTTGCAAGACCAACGAGGATATCCTTACTATTTTTTTGAGAGAAGGGCCTAAAGTGGTCAAACGTATTGTTGAGGCCGTCCAGAAAAAAGATTTTGGAATGCTCTTCTCAGATGAGACTCAGGTAATGCATGCGCGTCTCTTGGCTGCGCATAGTTATTATCTTGCTGGTGCTCTCCCAGAGACACCCTGCGAGCCTTTTGTCTCTCAAAACGAGTTTCTTACCAAATTGGATGATGCCATTAGTGACATGGAGGCGAAGGTGCGTTGCGGTCGAGCCGCTATGAGTGAGATTCACTTATTGCGTGAATTGATCAACATGCGATTGGCCCAAGCTAGCATGCGAGGTGGCAAGCTGAAGCGGCAACCATTTGCTGTTGCGGTAACTGGTAAGTCGGCCCAAGCTAAATCCACCCTCGTTTACTATTTGCAGCATGCGTTGTATAGTGAGCTTGGTAACGGGCCTCTTGAGAGCGATATGATAGCTTTTATTAGCGAGGCCGATGCGTATGACACCACAGTTACTAACAAAACAACGTGTGGTGTGCTGGATGATCTTGGCAATTTGAAGAAAGATTATGATGGTAAAGGAACGGCATATCGTGTCCTGGCTTGGATCAACAACGTAGAGATACCCGCAACCAAGGCGGCTGTCCACGAGAAGGGAACTGTCTTCCCTCCGTGGCGATTGATTATAGCCACTTCTAACGTTCCAGATCTTGGTGTTGCAGGCTGGTCTAATGAGCCTGTTTCGCTGGCACGGCGTTTCCAATATTATCTGCGTGTGACCCTCAAGCCTGAATTTGCCAATCAAGGCATGGCAGACCCTCAGAGGTTGCGTGCTGCTAATGAGCGCTTGCCGGTGGATACCGTGCCCGATTGGTGGAATGTTTCCATCGAGCGTGCGGAGTACGCAGCGAATGGTCATGATGTCAGTTTCAGACCTGTTGTGACTGATGAAGGTCAGATTTTGACAAGCGTATCGTTCCGTGAGGCGCTCCGGTTCCTCATGTTGCGTGCGCGAGATCACAAGATCACCCAAGACCTGGCTTATGAGGCTGCATACCGCACACCTAACATGGACATTATGCGTGACAGTGTTTTTGAACAAGATGTTCACCATCCGCCTAATGGCGTCCAGGAAGCAGGAGGTGATGACATCATTCGTCAATCGTTTGCAGATTTTCAGCAGGGTGTGCGCACACACGTGGGAATCCCTGCGCTGCGTTTGGCGTCGCAAGCATCAACATCTATGTATAGCTTGTTGTCCCAGGCTCACACTTGGGCCATTGAGCAGATTGCAGCTTTTGGTGCCTCATACCATTCTATGACCAATTTGAGCATCTTTGCTCGGTGCGTCATGGCTTTGGCTGTGCATCTTGATTGGTTGGGCACTCGTGGGAAGGTACATCTCATATCCGAAATCATCACTATTGCTAGCTTGTGTTTTATCGTAGGCACATATTTTAGCACGGTTGGTGTTTTGGTAGGGTGTTCCCTCATCTTTTTGAACTTGGCCTTCCGTTCAGTGTTATATGTCGCAGAGGGAGGGCCACAGCGCACGAGAGCCGCACAAATAGCTTCACTTGTCGAGCCACGCTATGTCGTGGGGTGTGTTGCTTTGTTGGCCGTTTATTTACTGGCCAAACGGCCCCAGACAGTGTTTCGCCAAGGTGTGGTTGAATTCATGTCCTCCGACGAGAAGAAGAAAACTCAGGCGATTCACATCGCGCGGGATTCTACAGAATCTTCTCACACGACGGCTGTGGACAACCTAGCACGCAACCCAAACATCAGATCAGTCTGTAAGATTAAGTCTGGTAACGAGCACTGCAGGTTGGTTCTAACCTTTATGGAGACCGGGAGAGCTGTAGGTGTCGCCCACACACTCGCCCCCCCCGTCAGGAGTGAGCTTGAACGAACGAAACGCGCTGAACTCGAGTACACAGTGGGTGGGATGACTTATACAACTGGCATACAGAAGAGTAGTATACATGTGGATGACACGTGTGATCTATTGTTTGTGCAGTTTCCTTCATGCAAGCTGCGTAATTTAACCCAATACTTGGCGAGTGAAGCATTTGTTGGGCAGTTGGAGCATCGCACACATAGGGCTATTGGTTTTGTTGTTACAAACCAAGGCTTGACGCCAGTTGGTCCCACGGTGCATGGTACCCCAATTAGTTTGAGTGGAGTGCGCGTGCATAGACAAGTGCTGTCCCCTCTTATGAACTCCCATATCACGAGTTCTGGAGATTGTGGGTCACCTTTAGTGGTTTCACTTGCCCAGATGGGTAATGGTGTTGCCACGATACTGGGCGTGCACACAGGGATCACAACTGACAAGAAACACACATCCTCGTCGCTGCTCTCTCGTGAGAAATATCTTGAAGGTTTTGCGGTGATTGCTGATCTCCAGAGGCAAGATGCCATGGCTGAGCCGCCATCTGTCTTAGGGCAGTCTGGTAAAGTCATCGTGGACGTGCGTCCGCAGCATTGCCTCGCTGAGATTTTGAATACGCGCAGAGATCTCAGAGTGGTTGGGGAGTACATCAAATCCGGCGCAGGTTGCACTAGTGTGACCACGCGGTCTCACTTGCGTAAACTCCAACTGCTCGAGAGCGAAAGTGCGACGCTTGATAGGCTGATAGGACCTTTGGAGCACAAGTTGCCGAACACTCGTCTTGATAGTGGCGGCGTTGTGATGCTCGGGGGCAACACCAGCTTCCACAAACCGATTACGAAGATAACGACTAACCCCCATCATGATCTAGCAATCCAACTTGACGCTGCTAAGCGCGATTATTTGGAGCCTATTTTGGGTGAGTTAATGGAGGGTTCTTTTCATCCTTTGGATCTCATGCAAGCTGTCAATGGCAGCTTTGATGGTCAGTTTCCTGGTTTGGAAATGAATACTTCACCGGGTGGCGAGTATGGTTGCAAGAAAGGTGATCTTATGGATGATGTCGTCTTTGGTCCCACTCCGAAACAACCCCTACCCAACACCCGTTACATGGACATGGCTAATCCGTACCCCAATGGGGCGCGTGTCTTTTGGCCAAAGAGAGAGTTGCTAGAAAAGATGGCAGTTTATAAAGAAGCTATCCGAGAAGGGTCCATGTCTGCCATATCTTATAATTCGGCTCTCAAAGACGAGGCTGTAGCTTTAGATAAAACGCGCGCACGTGTGTTTTTTATAGGGGATGTGGCCATGACCATCTTGATTCGAATGTACTATGGTCCCGTCGTGTTGGCTTTGCGCAAACACATGGTACTTTCTGAATGCGCTGTTGGCTTGGATGTCACAGGGCCTCAGTGGGAAGAAGTCATGTCCGTTCTTGGCGCTAAAGATGGTAGTGAGCGTCTAGCAGGGGACTTTGAAGGATATGATATGTCCTTGCACGTTGACCTGACGCGAGCCGCATATGCTACCGTTGCTGCTATAGCTGTGCATATGTATGGAACGAATGCCACTGAGCATGATATCCAACTTATCCACAACCTGGCCCGTTGCATGGCGTATCCAGTGATTTCATTACTGGGTGTGTTAATCCACGTGGCTGGCATCAATACTTCTGGTTCCCCGATTACGACGCAAGTGAATTCGATATGTAATTCTTTACTTTATCGTGTTGCTTTTTTCATGCGGAACCCCAAACTCATGGATGCAGTACGGGATCGATTTTCGCCCTTTAGAGCATGTGTTGCCCTCTTGACATATGGAGACGACAGTGTTGCGGCTTCTAGGCGGGGCGGACGCGAAAACCGTTTGAACAACTTTGATGTTCGTGCTGCCGCGAGCGCTTTTGCGATGGTTTATGGACCAGCTGAGAAGAAGGGTGAGCTGCCCGAGTATTATGCAGCGGAAGCCGTCCCTTTCTTGAAGTGCGAAGATTCAACGGTTGAGTTGGTTGATGGCAAACGCGTGCGAGTTGGGATCATTGCGCTTTCGTCCGTGCGCAAGTCATGCACTTTTTACCGCCATGGAGTTCAGGAGTTGTGCGATAACTTCCGTTCAGCGCAGGACTTGTTCTTTCCACGAGCTTTACGCGACAAGGATTCGGCGAGATTTGATGAATTGCGCCAGACTCTCGCTCACATATAT